GAGGTTCTGCGAACACAGCGATTGTTTACTTCTTACCCTTACTAATAGCCGGGGGTTTATAAGTCTTTTGATTTATTGTGGTCAAATGAACACTAATCCTCGTTTATTCTAATGTGTTGGAAGGAATCAATCTGTAATTTTACTCCTAGCCTTTACTGAAAACACGTCCGGATCACAATCCATCCACCTGCTTTGGAACCTCCTATGACAACTTCTACAAAGGCAAATCAGATTTTCAGGTGAATTCATTTCTTCGTGTTCTCTTTCAACATTCCAATGTTTTACCGGTTTAATATGATGTATATCCGGTTTTTGACCCAATTTATTTTCTGAAGAAAAACAAGCTTGACACCTATAATCATCCCTCAGTAAAACCTTTCGTTTTAAAGGTGTAGACCAAGACTGACCATACTTAATACTTCTCCTGTTACCATCTCTCAGCTTATTGAGTGTAAAACCAACTTCTTCAAGAGCATCATTCCAACTCCCGAAATATCTTTCAAATGTACTCTTCCCATATAAACCATGTTCTTCAACTTCTTCATATCTAGGAACATGACCTAAAAATTCTTTCAAACGGAATAACTCTTCTCTTAATTCATCCTTAGAGATATTCTGATGGAAAATTGGATCAACCCCCACCTCTTCTAATGCTTCATTCCAAGAACCAAATCTGTCTAAATATGGACCTTCCGAATATTTACCCTTTTTATTCATCAAAGAAGATGATGGTACTTGATCAAATTTATCATATAATCGTACCACATTGGAAAACCTGCCCATGACCTACAGGTTCTAAACGTAGTTGGTGATGGTGTCCATGATAAGCAACGTCAAAATCACTATCTTCCTTCCAGTTCATCCATCTATCATCACCAGAAGACGTTGAGGCGTGTTCTAATGCATCATCACCATGACGACCATAACCATCGTACCCACGGATAGTAAATTCAACATAAGCACTATTATCACGCACAAAGGAGACATTATCAATACCTAAAAGTTCTACCCCCATTTCGAGTTGATTATATATGATATCATCCGCATTACTAATAGTACCAATATTAGCATGATTACCCGGACAAAGTGGAATCTTTACGTGTTCAAACTCTTCAGATAGTTTTTGAATTTGGTTAATATAAACAGAAGATGCCTTTTTTATTTGATCATTCATAAAGTCCTGAAGGTTTACTTCATGGCCGGGATATACATTTTCACCATCAATCACATCTCCGAGAATAGGCATGACAACATTTTCCACATCACCCCGCTTCCTTGCCTTTTCAATCGCGTCATTAATAACGTAATTTACACGTTCTCTTGCGATTGGGGTTGAATAATCAGAATTAACACTACGACCTTCGACCTTTACCCCGAAATGATCATCCGATCTTGGAATAACAAGTGTAGAAGAATTCTCGCTATTCTCAAACTCTGGATAATCAACCGGGACTTTGTTTACAGCCTCAACAACCTGTTTTTCAATATCAAGAAGTGCGTTATTTATATCTTTTGTAGCTTGTGCATTATCGTAAGTATTTATACGTTTGACTGAAGCGTTTCTCCGTGGTTTAGTCTTTTCCTCACTACGTTCTGTCTTCTCTTCGTTTTCAGTATCACTCTCCCCAACAATACCCCAAACCCCATCAGAATCTCTCTCAACCTCATATCCCTTTTTCTCTAATGCGTTCATCCGATACCTTACAGAACGGCGAGAAATATTTAATTCTTCCGCAATAAACTCACGAGAATTAGGCATAAGGTCCAAAACTTCTTTTTGTTTTGGAGTTGGTTCAGGCATATGACTATTTATAACTGTCTACATAAAAATCTTTCCCTTACTAAGTTTAAAAACAAGTATTCTTTATTCGTAATACTTATATACTATACATCTCCTAGCTGTTGCTGTGCTGTTTGCGGGGCGGTCTATTAGTTTATTATTGTTCTAGTTATAGTATGATTTATTCCTCTAGTATAGTACCTTGTTTACTAGACAATCTATTCCCATAAATGGGGGACTAATATACATACTTCTCATAAGCGTTTGTAAACTAGTAGTAAGTATTATACTATATAGTAAATAGACTATAATAGTTTAGACTATCATAACTTAGACTATCTTATTCTATGTTTACCTAGCTAGTATAGAGAAGACAAACTATACAAAGAATATAAAATTAGGAAACGTCTACAACATCATTCTCTTGTATATCTATCATACAACTAGTGTCACCTGTAGATGGATGTTGTTGTACCTCTGCTTCATGGATATCACCTTTAGAAGACATATGAACAAAGAACTGAGCAGTATGTCTAATTAGGGCACCACCATACTGTATTACATTTTTACCATAAGAATCAGGGTTTTGGTAAGCTTGGTTAGTAAATAGGACAGGACAGTTAAGACATTCACCTATATCTTCAATTTTTTCTAAGTGTTTACCCAATAAGGAAGAACGTTGGCTAAGTGTAGAACGATCACTAAACTCATCAGACAGACGGATACGTGCTGTTAGAGAATCAACTACAACAATACTAGCTTCATCAAAGGAATCAATTACCTTTTGATAAGAATTGTACTGCATATCTACACCATATGCCTTGACACGGTGAATATTGGAAAGAATTTCATCATCACCGTCCGACAAGTCGCGGATACGTTGGGGTCGGAAACGGTTTTTCTCTGTCTCAATGTAGATTCCCGGCTTACCTGTTTGCTTTACAGCCTCAACAAGAGCTTTCATTGCTAGCTGTGTTTTCCCACAACCTGATTCACCCCACAGAGAGACTACAGCTTCTTCTTCCCAACCGCCTTCCATTGCCTCATCAAGCGATTCTATACCCGTAGAAACGGTAGTATATTGCCTGTATTCTTCCTCAACTTCTGTACCCGACTGAATTATCACAGCATTTTGCTTTGCCTTGTTAATAAAGTCCTTAGCCCGACTTTCGCTAATACCACTCCCCGTAATCTCTTCTACGCTTGCTTGTGCCAAGTCGTCTATCGAATCAATACCTTTTTCTCTGATTTTCTCTTCGGTTGTGCTACCGATGCCATCAATATCACCTATTTCTTCAGCCATACACTCTCTAACCGCTGAAAACGTAAAAATTCTTCGATTGATTTCATCCAAAGGACTTATACCTAACCATCCCTGAGTTGGGGGTGTATGATGGACGAAACCCGTGATGAGCTTGAGTCGCTTGCAGAAGACTTTGAAGTTGAGTTTGAAGTAATCGAAGAGAAGTATGAAGAGAATCTTGAGGAGGTTCAGAGTAGCACAAGTGGACTTTCCGATGAGAAGATGGAAAGTATTGCTCTCCGCTTTACTCGATCTTCCGAGGTTGCTGATAGTCGGATGCCAACCGAGGAGATTGAGGTTCTAACTATCGGGCATGGCGGTGTTCGGAGTTGGAATAAGTACGACGATAACGGGAACGTTGTGGGTGAGCATGATGTTCTCGTTGCATACGGTCTTGTTGAGAAGGAAGAACAACCGCACGTCTCTGTTATCCTCTTCGATGAGGAAGACGGGATTGAGATTCCCTTTGTGTATGATGTGTTCTCTGAAATGGGTAACATCGTTACCGGTGAATTCTCGGTTTCGGAATCCGATATTGAACGGCATCTTGTGTTGAATTCCTCTTCTGGTACTGAAGTTTCCGTGCAGGAACCGCCGAACCGTGATGCTATGGTTTCTGAAATCCGGAATGTTATCCCGGAGTTTAAAATCGAGAACATTGCTGATAACATGAGTGCGACGGAGGTTAGCGATAACGGAGATGAGTATCCTGTTGACTTTGGAGTTGATCTGAAGATGATTGAGGCTGATATCTACGATGCCTACAAGAGTAATGACTTTGGAATCTACACACTCCGTGATGAAACTGTCTTCGATGATGAAGACATTGCCGATTCGCCTATCTATGATGAAGAGTCGCGTACTCCCGGCCTAACGTGTTGGACTGATCCTGAAATGATGGAGTACGGTAATGGTTCTGTGTGTGAATTCTTCGGTACTGTTACACAGAATGATGATGGGCAGATTCAGATGAACGCCGTTGCTGTCAATCCCATCTTCGCTCAAGACTTTGATGGGACAGTTGACACCACGGGTTCTTCTGATTCGGATGAAGAAGTTGAAACTGATGCCGACCGAATGGAGATTTAAATATGGGATGGTCAGACAAAGCGCAAGAGGCTGATGATGAGCTTTCGTTTGAAGAGGCTGTTGAGAGCAACGAGCTTGAAACTCTAAGCCCCACCGAGATTGTCGATGAGATTGATGGTGTTGAAGATGTTGAGTTGCTTGAACAAGCGCACGAATCCGATTCCCGGAAGTCGGTCTGTGAGAAGTACCGTGAACGTATTGATGAGTTAGAAGCGGAGGAAGAATTGGATGAGGTGGAGGATGAAGTTCCTGATATTGAATCAATGGGGACTGAGGATACTTCCGAAGAGAATACGGTGTCCGAACCGGAGACGGAAAATGATGATAATTCATCTGCATTAGACCTTGACCGTCTAGCTCCAAATGCTATGGATGTTTCCGATGCTGCTGATAAGGAACATACATGGAAGATGATGATTTGGGGCGGTGAAGGTATGGGTAAGACGCACTTTGCATATACCATGCCTGAACCAATTATGCTCGTTGATACAGAGAATAAGGCAGAAGATATCGCTTCCAAGTTCTCTGATAAGCAGGTCAAGATTTGGCAACCTAAGTCCTTCACGGAAGCGTGTGAGGCGGTTGAACAAGCACTTGATGTGCTTGAACAATGGGAAGCAGAAACGGGTGATACCGGAACGCTTGTAATTGATAGTATGTCGGTGATGTGGGAGTGGTCACAGTACAAGTATATTGATGATTACTACCCCAACACGGCCCCGGAAGATGCCAACATGGATCTTCAGGATTGGGGAAAGATCAAAGACTATCACAATGAGACGTTCCGGAAACCCATTGAGGAATGTGATTTCCACGTCTGTTGGACCGAAATGCAGAAGGATGATGTTGGGGCTAAGATTCAGGAGGGTCTTGAAAAGACTCCTGTTAAACCGGCAGGCGAAACTAACAACAAGTACAAGGTAAACGATATCATCCAACTTCAACTCGATGAAGAAGGTGTTCCTACCGGTTTCCAACGGAAGAGTGGCCGAAACCGATTCAAGTATCTCGGCCTTACCCGTCCCACCTTTGAGAAACACAAAGAAATTACAGAGGCGATTGAACAGGCAGAAGCGAGCGGTGTGGATTCGGAACTTGAGCTACGTTCCGAAATTGAAGTACCGTATGAGCTAAACTTTACTGAAGGCAATACAATGGAGATTCATGAATAACAAAAATCGAATTATGGTCAAGTTTGCGACCGTTGAGTTTCACGATATCAACTCAGACGAAGATGATGTTGTATCCGTAAAGGATAAGTTAGAAGACGGTGTAGTTGAGGTTGTGCATCAGGATGGTAACAAATACGACCTTTACAAGCCCGAACAATAATGACTGAAGATTTAGAACACCGAGCGTCGTTTACCGTTGATACGGGCGACGTTTACAAGATTATCAACCACGCTACCGCACCTCTTGAAGACAGGTACAAAGAAGTTTACCTGAACATCTTTGAGGGTGGAATCCGGAGTATCGCAAATGCGGGAGAGTCGATTACCTCGTACTGTACCTTCCGAGAGGAATTCCTGAACGATCTTACGTTAGATGGAGATGTTGATGAGGAAGCCGGTACAGAGGCTATCATTGATGCTGAAGAGATGAGACAGTACCTTGATTTTGTTGGTGGAGAGAGCGTTACTGTTTCAATCTTCGGTAATGGTGATGATAGGCTTTCGTCTGTGATGGAGTTAGATGGAGAGCTTACTGCTACCATCTATATCCCGACGAGTAACAGTTACCTTGAGTCTATGCTACTCTCTGTTACTCAACTGTACGATGAACGGGACCGATGGACTAAGCAGAGTAGCGGTGAGCCTATGAGTACCAAGTTCACGGTCGATACATCTGAGTTGAACCGTATCGTTCGTGCGAAGGAATTTGATGAATTTTCGCTCAATAGTTATCCCGTGACTATTGAAGATGGTGAACTTGTGCTTGAGGCGACTGATGAGAACCAACGTAACACCCTTACGGGCGCTCTCAACGCACACTCTGTTGACGGGCCGGATGTATCGAATACCTATTCTCGCGGCTTTGCGGAGCTATTCGGTTCTATTGATGGGACTGTAGAAGTTATGACTGAACAAGACCATCCCCTTTCTGTTGTCTATGATGAGTCCGGTATGACTTGTCGGTATGCGCTTCTCCCAACTGCGTAATCCTTTTAACCTCTTGTCTTGTATCGTGAAGTAAGAATGGATACTGCCTCACGGATTCTATACAACGGATTCCCTCGTTCGGTAGCCGCTTCAAAGAATGGAGAAATGAGGCAGTTTTACATACACTCTGAAAAGTCGTTTGATTCGTTTTTCAAGAAAGTTAGACCAGATAAAAATGTCTATTGTTCGACTTGCCGGTTTAGGTCTGATATGCGACCCGTTCTTTCTTCAGTATTTTTTGACTTTGATAGTGCTAAGAAAGACTCTGCATTTTCTAATGTATCTTCGGATAGAATGAAGATACAGCGAATGAGAGAAGATCCGGACCTTTTACATCATGTTCTTGGTTCTGTTTGGGAAGATGTAGAAAGTCTTGTTGGGTATGCGTATCAAGAAGAAATACCTACGCTCACAGTTTTCTCAGGGCTTGGCTTTCATACATATCTCCTTTACCAAGAAGAAGTTAATCCTGTTCGGAAGAAAGTATCTACATCGAATATGTTAGTTGATGAGTGCGATTTGGATACACACGATAGGAAAGTAATTACTGATGTAAGGAGGATTCTACGTGTTCCAAACGCACAAAGGATAGATACAGAAAACGGAGAGGCTGTATCCTGTGGTGTTTGGACTATCCCGTTAACCGGGAGAGATGTTATGGGTATGACTCTCGATGATGTATTTGCTGAATCAGCTTCTCCCCGACAAATAGAATATTCCGAACGGTATGATATGAAGAATAGACCGGAGATGGACTTGTACGAAGACTACGAGAAAACCGATTTGGATAATGCTCCGGTGAAGGAAGTTGAGAGCAGAGACGTTAGCTCTGAGGTTGATTCCTATGCTGAAATGTTAGTAGATAACGCTATCCATATGCCCTGTGTTCGGGAGAGAATCAAACAGAGCAATCCTGATCATCACATACGTCTCAATTTTGCTATCCATATGCTTAACGCGGGATTTTCAGTAAACGAAATAGTTGAAGTTTCAAGAGGATTGAATTGGATTGACTTTAAATCTGACCTAACGAGAAAGTTTGTTAAGCAAGCTAAAAAGAAGAGATATTCAGAGTATTCATGTAGTACGATGATGAAGCGCGGTTTCTGTACAAGGACTGATGATCCAGAAAGTTGCGAAACATATTCATGGACCTCCGGTGAATGTCAATTTTAAAGCAAAACCCCAAAACCTTTAAGTAAATTTGGATATAAGTTTACAATAGCCTGCATCCGGTCACTAACGCGAAGATCAACCCCGACAGCGTTATACTGATGCTACATGGATGAAACAGGAGTTTTTGGGGTTTCTTCCTGTGGACTGACGGGCTAATTTTTTTACAAACGAAGTATTTATAACCCTCCAAGTTTAAGAATAAGCTGTAAACTATGTCAAAGGTTGTCTGTTTGTGGAAGATTCCAAACAAAGATGTTGAAGGCGAAGAAGACCCGTATGGTGAGTTAGACATTTATCCTCGTGGGGAACTTCTTGGAATCTACCAGTCTGAAGAAGCGGCTGTTCGTGATAGAGAGTGGATTAACAATGAACGTTCAGACTTATATTCTGCTGAAGAAAAACGTCCGTGGACTATGATGATTGATTTTCAGCATATCATTGATTCGGACGATGTTAGTACGAGAGGTAAGTCTTATAACGACGGAGAGGCAATCAAAGAGTGAATGATTCAAAACGAGGTTTGGGTTGAAAGGTTTCGTCCTGAATCGCTCACAGAAGTTATCGGACACGACAAGACGATTGCCCGGCTTCAGGATTGGGTAGATGATGATTCGATGCCTAACCTTCTCCTTCACGGACCAGCCGGTACGGGGAAGACGGCAACTGCTGTTGCTTTTGCTAAGGACAAGTACGGGGATAGATGGTCCTCTAACTTGATCGAGATGAACGCAAGTGATGAACGTGGTATAGATGTTGTTCGTGACCGTATCAAGTCTCTTGCGAAGCAATCCCCGGCGGGAGACTTTGGTTACAAGATTATATACCTTGATGAAGCTGACTCCCTCACAAAAGACGCTCAGGCAGCACTCCGGAGGATTATGGAACAGTATGCAGATAATACCCGATTCATCCTTTCTTGTAACTACCCAAACAAATTAATTGACCCGATTCAGTCACGGTGTATTTCACTCCCGTTCAAACGACTTGATAACCATCAGGTAAAACAACTACTTGAACGGATTTGTGAAAAGGCAGAAGTTGAGTATGAGGATGAAGCAATTGATTCCATTGTGGATTATACTTCCGGTGATGCTCGCCGGGCTGTTCATACTCTACAAACCTCTGTCGATGAAGGAGTGTTAACAACTGATATTATTGACGTTGTTTCACAGACTGTCCCACAAGACAAGATTGATGAGATGATCGAAAACGCTGCAAGCGCCAACATGGAAGAAGCTCAAGAAACACTCATCTATGATATTGTTCCTGAAGTTACTGACTACTCTAAGTTTGCGTCTTCTTTGATGAACGCAATCAAGTACAACGATACTATAGAAGATGATGTTCGGTGGTACATGATTAGTCGGTTGGGTGAAACAGAGCGTAACATTCAGGAAGGTTCTAACCCGCACGTTCAGTTGGGTAGCTTCTTGGCACAAATTCCGGTTGCTCGTAACGCTTCGATTCCAAACTACGAATAAGATAAACCATGCGAGATATTTGGGAAGAGGCTGTAATTGAAGAAACCGGACTACCTTATGATCCCGAAAACTATCGAGTAGAAGAAGATAGAGAAAAGAATGACTTTGTACTCATACACAAACATACCGGTGAAAGAACATTCGTTTCAAATCTATGCCCTTCTTGTAAGCAAAAGATGTTTATGAATCAAAAGACAAATGAGTTGTACTGTGCAAGGTGTGATACATGAGCAATAAAACTTTATCAGAAAGAGACAAGATAACAGATGAAGCGTTTCGTGTCTTGTTAGACTTATATATGGTATCTGACCCGTGGCCTTTGGAAGATAAAGATAATCTTGTTATATTTGGTTTCCTTAGTGGTGAATCTCAAAAGCGTGGATACAAGGGGTGGGTCGAAGCTTACCATGAGTTTGAGGTTGATGATAATGAGTGATTTAAAAAACCCAATGAGGTTTTCAATTAGACACAATATTGTAGATATTGAAAAATATCTTAGACACGGTGATTTCGATAATAAGCACGTAACAAAAATGGATATACTTCCATCGGAAGGGCAGATATACGTTCATTGGGAGAAAGATGATTGAACATCTTTCGGCATCTGCTATTAATAAATGGAACAGGTGCCACCGAATGTTCCAATATAAGTATGTGGATAGAGTCGATATTGAGCAAGAAGAGTCGGATCACATATATCTTGGAAACGTTGTTCACGAAAGCATTGAAAACATCCTAAACGAGTACGGAGTCCAAGAGAACGAGGATGTGGTCTTAGAACTACTCAGAGATGAAGCAGAGCAACTTCATTCCGAGTATCCGTATGACAGGTCGGAATTTGAAGAACAAGCTCAGACGTGCCTTGAGACGGCTTCTCGTTTCCTTGCCGGTATCCCCGGAATCAAAGATATAGAAGAACGTTGGACTATGCAAGATAACCAATTCCAAAATATTGAGTGGGTTGGTTACTCTGACCTTGTTATGTCTAACGATACTATAGTTGATTGGAAGACGGGTAATGTAATGTCTGATCAAAAGGAGTTGGTTCAATCGGGTGTTTACGCCAAGTTATTTGAAAACGAGTATGGGTATGAGCCTGATACTGTTATGTTTCTCTACTTGAGAGAGGAAGAAGGAAGCAAGCATAGCAAGGATAACAATGCCGCTATTTGGAAGAATTATTGGGAGAACATTCACGATACAGCCAAGAAAATAGTTCGTGCTGAAAAGACTAAGGATGAGTTTGAAGCAACACCGAAAGAGCAATCGGTTTGCCATTGGTGTGATTACAAGGGAATCTGTAGTGAGTATGTCGGGGCAGAGAAGGTAAAACCACATAACATTTCCTTTAAACTATGACTGAATCACTATATCACAACAAAGGTCAAAATTGGATAGTTTGTCCGGGTTGTGGAAGCGAAGAGGCTGGTATGATCCATTGGGCAGAAGATAATGAAATCACGCTCCGGTGTCCGAATTGTGAACTTAAAGAGTGGGGTATCGAATGGACAGGTGCTAAGTTTTTATGAATGAGACTTGTAAGGTAGAAGGTTGTGAAAACAAAACTTCCGGAAATATGCGTATTTGTCCTGAATGTTATAAAAAGGCTTATAAAGAAGACCTTCATCTGTAGCAGAACCGAACATTAATAAGCAGCGGTCTTTTAGTTAAGAGCAATGATTGGTAGAGTCGTTTGGGTTGATTATAAGGAATCAACTCAGTATGGACCTGTTGCACGGGTTGGTATTCGGATGAAAGATGGTTCTAAGAAAAACTGCTATATAACCGATGTAGAACCGTGGGGTTTCGTGCATGAAGATGCTGATATACCAGAACGGAATTGGATTAAACGCATTGAACACGGATACGAGAGCTTGTTTGATGAAACTCTAAAGAAGATAGTTACCACTAAACCGTCTAAGGTGAATAGTTCAAACGATAACGATACAATGGCTGATTATGTCGATGAACACTACGAATCCGATATCCCCATGTATCGGAAGCTTTCTATCATTGATGGGATAAGTGGCTACGTTCGATTACCGGATGAGCCACAGGACACAAACAACGGGATAGAAATATACGGTTATGAGTCTATAGACCTTGACCCCGATTTCGATGAGGCGATTGAACCACGGGTCATGCTTGCTGATATTGAGGTGAGAATTGGTGATGAGTCATTTGACCGGACAAGAGAGTTAGCTTCGCAACCCATTAACGTTATATGTGCATACGATAACTACGACGATGAATATTCTGTTTTCTATTACGATAAGTATGATTCTCTCTCCAATCCTGCTGAAGTAAGAGAGATTGTTGAGTCACAGATTGAAACAGAGGATGGTTACGAAAATACATCTATCAATCTATCTGTCTCACCAACAGAAGCGAGTATGGCTAACTCCTTCATTAACTATGTTAGGGAAAAGGAGTTTGACTTAACGAGTGGGTGGAATTGGACTGATTTCGACTACGAGTATATCATTAACCGATTCTCTGATCTTGATGGTGTTAGTAAGTCACGGCTATCCCCTTTTGGAGATGTGGGGTGGACAAATAACAAACGTATGCGAATTAGGGGTTTGCCATCTTTTGATATGATGAGAGGGTTCTGTGATAAAATGACCTTCTCTAATTGGCGTTCTAAGAGTCTCGATTATGTTTCTAATGAAGAGTTGGGTGTGGGTAAAGTGGATGATGTAGATATTAACGAAGATTGGCAGAACTATCCTGAGAGGCTTATTGGGTACAATATCGTTGACGTTATTCTTACTGTAATGCTTGATGATGCGAATGATGTACACAACTTCTTCTACGAGATGGGGGATGTTTGTTCTATTCCCATCTATGATACTTTCTTTGAGAAGAGACTTGTTGATGGGTATATCATGAGTCGTCGTAAGGATGATGAAATACTTCCCTCTGCCGATGAGTCTGAACTTGTGGAAAATGCTGGTGGTTATGTCGCTGATGCCATTGATGGGACAAAGGATAACTTGGGTGTATCAGACCTGAAGAGTCTCTACCCCTCTGCTATTATTACTTGGAATATATCTACGGAAACGGTAGCAGAAAGTCCTGAAGATTTCGATGAGTATGTTAAGATACCGAAGGTTCCGGAACCAAAAGACGTAGATGGGGATATTTTACAGAGTTCAATCGACTATGATTGGTTGTATGCGTCTCTTGACCGTGAAGGTTTGATTCCGAGAACAACAAAGAAACTGTTCAAGAAGCGGAATAGAGAGAAAGAGAAGATGTATGATGCTGATGATCCGCAAGAAGAGAGAAAGTGGGATAGGAAGCAAGGTGCGACAAAGGTTGTGATGAATTCGATCTATGGCAACGTTAGCTCAAAATACTACCGTCTGTCGAATGAATATCTCGGTGATGCTGTTACATCTACAGCCCGATATACGTTGTGGAAAGGAGAACAAACGATTAATAGGTTGGGTTATGAACACATATACTCTGATACGGATAGCCATGTGATACAACTAACTGAAGATACAGTCGAAGAAAGAGTTAACGAGTTGAAGGCTGTTTCAGCAGAGATGGATTCGGATGCTTCAGAGATACTTTCTGATTGCGGTTACGATAAGAAGCACCCGTTCCTTGTTAATTCTGATTTGCACGGTGATGAATACACTTGCATGATGTGGGAAGCAGAAAAGGTATATGATACCTTCATCCAATTGGGGAAAAAGAAACGATATGCAGGTAACATAGCTTGGAAAGAGGGAACGTATTATTCAGATCCGAATGTCTCTATTTCGGGATTTGAATTTAGACGTTCCGATAGCCCGGAGGTAACTGCTGATCTACAGAAGAAAGTTATCGAGATGATATTGCTATCTGCTAATTTCAAAGACGTTTCTGCCTTTGTCCAATCTATTATTGATGATATTGATGAAGAGCATCCTGATGTGAAGAAGTTCGCCCTGCCCGGTTCAATCAATAAAGATTTGGAAGATTACCCGAACAGACAGGTTCCAAGAGCTTCGATGTATTCCAACGAGCATCTTGGGTATGAGTTTGGTGAGGGTGATAGTCCATTTGTGTACATGGTTAAGGACACACCACCCGGACTACCACAGACAGATGTGGTTGCGTTTGAATGGAATGAAGATATACCCGAAGGATTTAAATTCGATAAAGAAGCTATTATAGAGCGTGCAATCCGAAAACCAATTGCCCCAATCATCAACGAGGTTGATTGGAAGTTCTCTGAGCTTCGTGAAGGTAAGAAAGCGCAAGAATTGGATATAAATAACGATACGAGCAACCCATTCCAATGAACATTTGCTTTGAAAACGGAAGCACGTTAGGATATGAGCTAGAAACGGAAAAGCTAACTAATTTATTTGGGGTGCCCGATCTTTTAAGTTATCAAAAGCATCTCGTTAAAGAAGCGTATGGTAAGAGTAGAGTATTACCACATTGGGATATAGAGTCAGGAATGAAGAAAGAAGTAGTTAGTAAACCGAGTAAGTTTAATGTAGAGCTTGATTTTTATGAACCATTGGAATCAAAGAAGGAAACAGGAGTAGAGTTTGGGCATGATTTGTATCCCGAAAATTATAATTTGTTTTCCGAAAAATCTATTTCTGCAAGATATGTTTGTTCAAACTGTGACCAAGAGCTAATGTATAACAGTAAAGACGACTTTAGATATTGTCCTGCTTGTACTGAGGGATACAAAAATGGATGAGTACACATTTACCGGTGTTTATCATAAAAAGCCTATTCATGCTTGTCGTGGGTGTGGTCAAAAGCTATTTTACAATCAGAAGGAGAACGTTTATTACTGCCCTGCGTGTAATACCGAATACGATGAGTGATTCTTGGTGGCAAAAGTACAGACCAGAGGAATGGAACGATATTTATGGTAACAACAAGTCTATAAAAAACATCAAAAAATGGGCAAACAACTTTTCGGAAGGGGATTCAGCACTTCTATTTGATGGTGATGCTGGTACAGGTAAAACCTCCACAGCGGAAGTAGTTGCTAACGAGATGAGTTGGCCTATCGAAGAAGTTAATGCGTCTGATGCACGGAAGAAAGGAGATATTTACTCTCTTGTTTCGCGGATCAAGCAGAAGCCAACATCATCCGAATTCAAGCTTGTCTTGATTGATGAGGCAGATTCTCTTGGTAAGTCTCCGTTAAAACCACTCATTGACGTTTTAGAGAATCCACCAAACCCAATTATCTTTACCTCAAACGATTCGTGGAAGATTTCAGACTCAATCACTAATAAGTGTGACGACTTTGACTTTAAGATTAACAAGAACACGAAGAAATCTTTCATACGCGATATTTGTGATGAGGAAGATATTAATCTTTCACCGAAAGAGATAGGCCAACTTGCTACAAGGAGTGATCTTCGCTCTATTATCAATGACCTTCAAAAGCATAAGACAGGGATGGATATTGGGTGGGATGATAGAGATATGGAGACAGGTGAGTTTCAGGTTGTAGATAATATCATCAACGAAAAGAAGTTTACGGGTAGTGTAACACCTCCGGATCTGGTTGAATGGTTAGATGAGAATTGGACAGGGAGGGTTGATGGGGTTGAATTGATGAGAATCAAGCAAGCGTTAGCTGCTTCTGATAGATGGTTGGGTCATACAAATGAAACCCAAGACTACTCATGGTGGAAGTATGCTGGTGAAATTGCCGAGCAAACCGCAAACCTAAGAATCTCGGAACCCTATGATGGGTATATCAGGAAAAGTTATCCGTCTATTAGGAGAGTTAGAGGCTCTTCACAAGGGGCTAAGGAGTTATTTGAACAACTCAAACAAACTGACAGAGCTAACTTTAGAATCTCATGTGACTACCAAGAGTTTGAATCGGTTATCCTTCCGATGATTGAGTCTTGGAGTGATGAAAAGAAATTCAAGTTAGTAATGAATGAGCGACTTGATGAAGAGACATATTCTACGTTGGGAATTACCAAGACAAAGTACGAGAATTGGCTTGAATCAGCCGATTTAGGAGAATTTGATACAGAACAAGAAAGCAAAAGTGAAGATTCTTCTTCTCAGGGCAGTATATTCGACTTTTGAAAGAAAAGGTTTTTAAACTTCCGTATATAAACGTATGTATGGGAGATTCAGAGAAAGATGTTGACAAGGTGTCTGTTGACCTTTACCCAAGTGAGATTCATTCGCTCCTAACAATCCTTGGATACAATCAGGTTCAACTGAGTGAAATTGATCCACAATATGCTGTAGCTTGCCATCATATTTATGATTCTCTTCTCCGTGAAGTAACGGCTGAATACTTCTTTGAAGCTCTTGATGAGGAAACAGACTTTGCCGATGATATGATTGAAGAGTTTAAGGAAGAAGCAAGTAACATGGATTTCATGGGCAATGATACCAACTTTGGCCGAGGTGTCCAGTAATGAAAGCTAGTAACAACCGGGTTATTAAAGTTAATCAGAGTCGAATGGACTACCGTTGCCGGAGTTTTGGTAGCTATGAGGGAGAGCCTACTGTTTCTATGAATCTCTCTAAGTCTGATGATTTCGATACTAAAGTTGGTTCTCTCCTTTCCGTTATGGAGAACTATGGATGGGTTAATGATCTTGAGTCCGGAAATGCAAGACTCTTTGTTCACGGGACACAACCGTTTCATGAAATGCACGAAGAAGGTCTTTCCGGGCTTGAAAATTCTCTTAATGCTCGATTCTTTGACTTTGGTGTGACCGATCTACAGACTGAACCCCCACGGCGTATTAAACGGTTAGCTGACCACTTTGTTGTTTTTGTTCCCCGAAATTTTGATTTCGACCGGGATGTTATGGAGTCTTTCGCTGAACAGTCCCGAAAGTTTGGGGATGTTGACTTTGTTTTCGATTTGAAAAAGGTTACTGATGATGAGTATGTGAATGAAATCTCTAAAGAGTATAAGCTATATAACTCTGATATTTATATCCGTCCTACCGGTCGAAAACTCCATACTACAGCAAACCGGGCCTCTTTCTGTGAGAAGATGTGTAAGAAGAATGGATGGACTATGAATGGTCGGATTGACCTTCTCACGGACTACGAGGAAGATGAAGGCGAATAAGTTGCTTGAGTGGCAAAGTACGGATGGAGACATGAAGTGTCTCCTTTGGGTCGTAGATGAATCTCTTGAACAGGGAGACGTTGACCATGAGTGGTTGGAAGTAGCTACTTTTGACGGTACGAATTGGAATACTGAAGATCGGATTGATTTTGTTGAGACGTTTGAAGACTACGGTATCCCTGAAGATATCCTATGATACTTAGTGACCACAACATCAAGTGGGAGTTAAAGCATGGTGGGTTAGAGATTGATCCTCTTGTCCCTGAAAATATACAGCCAAGTAGTGTGGATATTCGTCTTGGGAGAGAGTACAGTTTCTTCTCTGAGGATATTGATTGCATTGATCCAAGAGGCAACATTGAAGATATGATGGTTTCTCATACTCTCGGAAAGAAAAACCATTATTGGATTAAACCAGATGATTTCATGCTTGTGAATACGGTTGAAGAAATCAAGCTTCCAAACTACTTGGAGGGCGAACTACGTGGTCGTTCATCTATCGGTCGGCTTGGGGTTGAGGTTCATAGCACAGCCGGTTTGATTGATCCCGGATTTGAAGGTGATATTGTTCTTGAGATAAGTAACAATACTGATAAAAAGATTATGCTCTATCCGGGTATGCGGATTGGTCAGATTGTATTCAATACCATGCGCTCTGGTTCTGAGAATCCGTATGGTGAGAAAGAGGATACTAAGTATCAAGGACAAAAAGGAGCGGTTGGGAGCAAGATAAACGAAGACAAAGATGGTTTCTGAACACGCCGCTGTAATCGCTGCAAACTACGCTAAGAAAGTTATTGAAAGGAATGGAATTGAGGCGTTTAATAAGTCGTTCCAAAACACAAACGAAGAATTAATTAAGGACAAAATTAAAAACAAGGTCGCTTGTCCTGAGTGTGGACAAAATTTCTTCTTCAACGAAAAGGAGGACAAATTCTACTGTCCTGTTTGTGAAGATGGATGAAGAAGTACGTAATGCAGCAAAGGAATATTTAAAAGCGGAGGTACACCCCAATTTGGTTTTAAAGTTATTAGAACAACAAGATGGGATTTATTGTTGGGAATGTGACCAAAAAGTTTTTTACAACAAAGAACAAAAAGAGTTTTATTGCCCCGTTTGTGATAATGCCCACACAACATAGTGAAGTTATGAATAAACTACTTGAAAAGGCCGTTGAAGATTTTAATATGGTCTGTCCAAACTGTGAACAGCCCATGTTCCTCAATGAAAAGACCGATGAGTTTTATTGCCCCGCCTGTGATTGACTATGGGGAAAGGTAGTGATGCAGAAAACGAGTTGGTGAATTATGCTTGGGATAGGGGTTATTCTACATTACGTTCTCCCGGTTCAGGTTCGGTTGATCGACCGTCACCTGATGTAATTATAATAGACAGCCGTGGAAGTATCGTGGCTACAGAGCTAAAGTCTACTTCTGATGGAACAGGCTACTATGATAGTCACGAGATTAGAGAGTTGAATGAGTGGACAGAGAGAGCGGGTGGTAAGGCATATGCGGGTGTGAAGCCCGATATGCGTAGCCATGACCAATGGTATTTCATTCCTATAGATGAGTTACATTCAACCGATTCTGGTAACTTTTCTATCCGGAAATCTGATTGGGATAACGCATTATCGAGAGAAGAAATTCTTCCACAACCGGAATAGTTTTACGCGGGCGTGTGTAAAGTTGAACCGTATGTCGGCAAGCGAAACTGAACCGATTGACATTGATGAAGACGTTTCTGAAAAGCTCAAACAAGCACACAATAGAAACCCATTAGTGTATCTAGCTGGCCCTATTGAGTTTGCTGATGATGATGGTAAGACTTGGAGGAATGAAACAATTGAATTGTTCTCTGATGTTGATTATGTGAACCCACACGATATATTCTCAAGAGAAGAGATTCAAAAGGTTTATAAACCTACACTTGAAGGTGAAATCCCGGAAGGAAACTACGATGAATTCATCTTGGATGAGGAAGTTACAACCCAAGAAAAACAAGAAATTCTCCGTTGTGATGCTGTCTTTGTAGGTTTCCAAGATATTAAGTCGCGTGGTACTTGTATGGAGATGATGTTTTGTTATCTGAATCGTATCCCGATTTATATCTGGAATATGGACAAGCTTGATGATATTCCTCTTTGGGTTACTTCCCATGCACAGTATATTTCTGATAGTCGTGAAAAGGTGATTGAGAAAATCAAGGGTGATTTTTGATGAGTAATAATTACCCCGGTAACTTCATAGTTGTTGAAGGGATCGACGGTTCGGGAACTACCACGCTCTCAATGCGTCTTGAAGAGCGTATTAAAGACTCTGTATGGACAAATGAACCTTCAAACGGATACTACGGCAAGATGTTACGTGAGTCTTTATCTGATGAAGACTCTCCTGATGGTGGTCTTGGCGATTTCTTTATGTTTCTTGCTGATAGAGATCATCACCTTCGGGAATTTATCGTTCCCAATCTGAAAGATGGGAAGACTGTTATCTGTGATAGATTTCACGCTTCGACCTTAACATATCAAAAGGATAATGTCGAAGAACGTTTGGGAAAATCCGTTGAAGACTTTGCACATGATTGTACTTGGGATTGGATGGTAGAACCCGATATAGAGTTACTTGTTGATGTTGATGTTGATATAGCTAAAGAGAGACGGGAGCTTGATTCCAAGTATGAGGAAGAGGAATTCTTGATGCAGGTTAGACGTGACTATCTTAATCTTCTCTCCCGGAAAGAGAATATGTTTATGTTAGATGGGAGTACGCCAATTGAAGAGGTTGTTGATCAAGCCGAGTTGGTTTTACTCAACGAAGATATCATCTAATGTTTGAAATTGACTTGGTTGTGAGTGTAGACGATGTTGTAGAGCTAGGTCACAGGACATACAGGATTACAGAAATAAACGAAATAGACCGCACTATAACACTCGTTTCAGTCGAGAAAGAGCGAGAAATGATGTGGTCTGATTTTGAATCAATAATGAACAATACCGGTAAGGTCCGTATCCACCGTGACCTATACAAACGGATTAAAGACGACATTACGCACGGTATAGACCGATACAAGGATATCCGTAGTGAGATTCTTGACTTACGGAGAGATTGTGTTAACTTTATTAGTGGTGTTCCTCCACAACAACAATCTAAAGAGCAAAAGCAAGCAAGCAAATTCGTAGATAAAGTTGATTGGATTGACAATCAGTACCAGAACGATAACGTATTTGTTGGAGACGTTGAAGGGACGCTTTACGGAGGTAGTTACCACAACACGCTTAACTTAACGCCGGTTGATGTTGGTGGCTTTCTCAATTCGTTCGTTTGGTCACGGGGAGAAAAAAGACTGATTTCAACGGCAACTATGCCGTATCAGGATAATCCCGATAGTTGGCTAATGTCGATTGGACTTGACCCGGATAAAACGAAGATTGTGAGTGTCGGTATGCCGTTCGATGTGGATAATCGACCTGTGCATACAAGAGATTGTATGGTGGCATCTATGTCGGGTGGAGGTGATGATGATAATTGGGACGTTATCATGGAGAAAATTAATGAGTTGGTGAAGAACCATTCGGGAGATAAGGGACTCATTCATAGTGTCTCATACGGTCGTGCTGAGAGAGTTAAAGAGTCCATTGATGAAGACAAACATCCGTATCTCCACAATAATGTGGTAGTCCACGGGCAAGATGATGAAATGGACCCGGTTGTTGAACGGTGGCAAAATTCAGAGCATGACGTTATTGTTTCACCCTCTATGATGGAAGGTGTAGACCTACCCGATGATATGTGTCGATTCCAAATTTTGCTCAAGGTTCCATATCCACCGAGGGGGAATGAACGATTTTCGTACTTGCTTAACGAGAAGCCTGAGATTGGCTGGAAAAAGTATTATGAAACCACAATGAACAGGCTTGTTCAGTCGTATGGTCGTGGTATCCGCTCAAAGGATGATTATGCAGAATACTACATTTTAGACGAAGACTTTGACAAACTAAAGCGAAAAGCAAAACCCCCATCGTGGTTTGCTGAAGCACTCGATGTTCGTGATCCAAGTACCCGGAGTGTTTTTGATTACTAATAATGACAGATAAAAATAACATAGATTATTGGTTGAATGAAGTGCATCAAGGTGATTCAAGGGAAAAGCTGAAAGAAATGCCCGAAGAGAGTGTAGATATGGTAGTTACAAGTCCTCCTTATTACGGACTCAGAGATTACGGGGATGATGTTGAATCTATTTGGGGTGGTGAAGATGATTGTAAACATGATTGGGGGACTGTAACAAAGAAACCTCGCGGTGGAAATAATACTGAGGAAAACCCGCCCGATGTTGGCGGGAATGAACACACACAAGAAACAAGACTCCGTGGTGGTGATGGTATTGAAAGCAACTACTGTTCAAAGTGCGGTGCTTGGAAAGGGCAACTTGGTTTGGAACCATCTCCAATCCAATTCGTTCGTAATATTACTGAGATATGTAATGAAATATATCGTGTATTGAAGCCCGAAGGAAGCTTTTATCTAAATCTTGGAGACACTTACGCGGGGGGTGGAGGAATTTCAGGTGTTCCTGATGATTGGGATTCTGCTTCAACTCAAGATAGAGAAAAATATCCCGATTCTGTGCCTGCAAGAGATGTTGAATTTCCCGATAAATGTAAGATGCTAATCCCCCACCGTACAGCAATTTCACTTATGGATAATGGGTGGATTCTTAGAAATGATATAGTTTGGAACAAACCCAACCCTATGCCTGAAAGTGTAACAGATAGACGATGTACGTCCTTTGAGTTTGTTTTCCATTTTGTAAAATCGAAGGACTATTATTTCGATATGGATTCTGTTAGGCAACCATACGCTGAGTCTAGTAAGAGTCGGTATAACTATGAATTTAATGCGGATATTGAATCTCAAGAAACTGCTAAAAGTCCTGCTGTTGGGGCGGGTGATATTGATAGAAACCCCAATGGTAAGATCCCACGAGATGTAATGGAGGTTAAAACTGCAAAACACTCTGATGCACATTTTGCTGTCTTCCCGCAAAACTTAATTGAACCACATATCAAATCTTCCTGCCCCGAAGATGGAGTTGTTCTTGATCCATTCATCGGTTCAGGAACGACGGCTGTTGTAGCAGAGCAACTTGATAGAGATTGGATTGGAATTGACCTAAACAAAGACTACGTAGACATGAGTTTTGACCGAATTGAGAACGAGACTACAAAGATTTTTGATGATAGAAGCATTATGGACTACTAACAATGACAGAAAACATTGGTAAAATTTCGATTTTTAGAAAAGATAAGGAGTATAGGTTTGATGAAGAGCTAAAAGGTAGAAAGGTGGAGATTGTAGATAGAGATAACTATTCTGCAATCAAGATAGATCCATTCCTATTCCCACCGGAAGATGTGAAGTGGTGGCCTATTATCGTTAGTGACCAAAACGGAGATATAATCCTTGATGGTGAAATCAAAAAGTATAGAGAGCTAGAGAGTCGGACAGGAAATTACGCTAAATACTACTGCATCCCACCCCGAAAATGATCGAAACAATCGCACTCGTTGTTGGAGAATCGTTGTTGCTTGCACTTGCAGCTACGGCATTTATTTATGCAAGTATCTTAATCTACTTGTCCGTCATTAAGAACGCTTTCGCAAATGGGATGTTGATGGTTAAGTTTGCTTCGGTTCTCTACTTCATTTCAGTCTTCTTGGGATGGATCTTCTACAGAGTCTACACGTTCTGAGCGGCTTCTTGTAGATTCTTAGCCGTTGCCGTCCCGACTCCATCAACAGCCTTCAACTGCCCAAGACGCGCCTTAGAAATAGACTCTGCATCATTGTATCCTTCTTGTTCAAGATTTTTAGCCGTTTGCTCTCCAACACCTCCAACGGAGAGTAGGTCTATGCTTTCGTCCTCCCCGGAAGTTTCTTTTTCTTGTCCGTCACTCTCTGATTCGGTAGATTCAATGGAAGCTTCGGGAATAGGTTGTTCCTCGACTGTTTCAAACCAACCGGATTCAAGTTCAGTTTCAAACTGTGATCGTTTCTCAAGTCTGTGCATACCTTCATTTTCTTCTCGTAGTAGGATGATTGAATCATTTTTGTACTCAATATCATAGACTGTTTCGTTGTTAGCAACCTTCACTTTAGTTGGTTCTTTGGGTTGCACAATACGGTCTATGTTTTAGCAGAATAAAAGGCTTTTGCTAACGGGTATCACAAAAATGTTATAAGTGAGCAATCCCAAGTCAATATATGTCCGATTTAAAACCGTGTGGAAATTACCATCCACTTCCTTGTGGATTAGATGTAGACTGTCCTGTTCCTGTGAAGCATTTTGATAACAATAAAAATTCAAAGGAAATTTATAGAAGCTACAAATGATTTATATGTGTCACCAATGCGAAGTTGAGTGGGGAGAACCACAATCGGATTGTGAAGATCAGTATTGTGGTCAAGACTATGAAGAAGTGAAAGACAAACTATGAACGAGAAAGAAAAGGTTGAGTCAGCTATTGAAATCTTAAAGAGGCACAGGTATGAAGAAGCCGCAAAGTTTTTACAGGAGAATCACCCATTGTTGAATGAGGAATGAGAGACGACAAAATACTCCATGTTACCGTTGTAGATGCAACAGAGAATGAACTTAAACAACTTGCTAGCTCTATAAAGAACGATTTACAAAAACACGATGGTATAGCTCAGGTTGTGTTTTCTTCTGATGATGTTCAGATTACGGAACTTCCTGCTATTGATATGTACGTTGATGAAGTAGCTGAAAAAGTAGCTGAAAACTTAAACGATAACAATGACAATTAATCCCCTTCGGTTTCCGAAGATTCATTCTCCGTTTAAGCGTAAAGAGAATGAAGATGGTGAGTATGTAGTCTATGATGAAGTGAATGATGGATATGAATGGGTTTTTGAAAATGATCGTGTTCTTGCTGTAGAGAAACTTCATGGCACAAATACAGCAGTACGTATTCGGCAAGGAGAACACGGTCTTTTGTTAGATGGATATACTCGGCATGGTCCTGAACCGTTTCAAGAAGTTGATCCCTATAGTGCTGATTACCATCACCGCCGTATTTGCCGGGCTATTCAGAATAGCTATCGGCGTGGTTACTTGGATGATTTGGGTCAAGGAGTCTTTTATGGAGAAACTGTTGGGCCTGATTTCCACGGTAATGAACATGAATTAAAAGAAAATCTGTTCATTCCTTTCGACTGGTTAGTAGACAAGTGTTCCTACAAGTCGTGGGGTAAGTATCCGAAAGACTTTGAGACAATAAGTGGGTGGTTTGAAGAAAACTTGTTTAGTCTGTTCTATGCTCGTATGCACAGTACCAGTATTGAAACCGCTTCCGTTGAGAACGGTACTTTTTGCGAGGGCATCATTTTCATTCGCCCGGATGCTCAGTATAATGCTCAAAGTATTGAACTAGAGGAAGAAGAATTATCTAATGGTATGTATCGTAAATATGCACCCAACATGGCAAAGTTGAGAAGAGATATGTTTGGTTGGTTTGAGGGAGAACGTCACTAAGCATGGTTACTAATTCTTCAGAAGAAGCTCTGTTAGAAGAATGGGAGAGAAATGAGGAACCTATGAAACAAGAAAAAGACCCAAAAGTAATACTCGATACAGCATTAGGAGGTACTACTTGGCTCTTTGATTCAATGAATGAGGAAACTGCTTGGTTACTTTTTGACGGTGAAACAATAGAAATCAAGCAATAAATATGAGAAGCTTTAAACTAGATCCTGAAGAGCTTATTTTAGAGAATGTAGAAATAAAGAACAAACTTCATGAAATCCTGCAAGAAGAGCAAGAGTTAATCGAAGAGAGATTAAAATTAGCTGTTCTTGCTGATTATGATGGTATTGACATAAATTATAAACCGGCTACACAGTCGTTTAATACAGACCCGTTTGACTATGACTTGGGTGTTCAAAGTATAGAACCGTGGAGGGGTGAACCACCAAAGTCTGATAACGGGTTTAGGACTGAAAGGTACTCTTGGAAGTGGTTCGATAATGAAGAACTAAAAAGGTACATTCGTAAAGGTGATCTTCAAGAGCTAAAGCAGAAGTTATCGTAACCCTTTTAAACCTTGAGAAACAATAACTTACGTATGACCGCAGAATGTTCTGTATGTAATGTTTCATATTATGATGAAAGAGATTTGAGGAAAAGGCATTATGAAGAATATCCCGAACACGCTCCAAAGGAATATGAAAGTTGTCCTGATTGTGGGAAGCCTTATAAACAGTTAGCGTGTCATTGGAGATATAATCCCGAACACAGGCCAAGCTTTACAGATAAACAGTTAAATATCATTAAAGGATTACTGATGGGTGATGGTTGTTTAGATATTTCTTCAAAATATCCGAGAATCAAAGTAGAAACAATTAATGAAAAATACCTCCACGAATTAAATAATATATTTTCTTTATTGTCTTCTACAGGCGGCGTTTATCAATCAATGGATTCTGTTGAATCTTCTATGAATATTTCAAATAGTAGTTTCATAGAAGTTAAAAACCCCGATTGTTCTGATCTTTATACGTGGAAGACGAAGACACACCCCGACTTAGAAAAATTTAAGAGTTGGTATAGTAGCGGCAAAAAGATTTTTCCCGAAACAATTAATCTAGATCCAGAGGTTTTAAAACATTGGTACGTTGGTGATGGTAGTTATACAGAATATGACCGATTCACGATAGTTACGGGGAATGAGTCTGAGTCAAAGAAAAAGATAAATTCTTATTTTCAGAAAAAGAGCTTACCTAAACCAAAGTGGGTTACTTCGGAAAGGTATGGGGCAAAAATATCCCACCTCAGATGGACAGTTGATGAGAGTAAAGAATTATTTGAGTATATTGGTGAACCACTACCCGGTTTTGAATATAAATGGCCCGGTGAACTACAATGAAGCTTGATTCATTATTCCATTCTCAAATGATACCTTTTTTGTTTTCGGTATTCATCTTAATAGCTTTAGGGGATATTTCATATATACTTCCGGTTTCTTTAATTTATATCATTTCTTCACTCTTGATATATGTTGTTTATGAATCAGTTTTAATTGATTCTAAAGACGAGATGGAAAGAATAAGACAGCAGTACGTAAACAATGAAATAGAAGTTACAGAAGGAAAGGAGACGTAAAGTTTTAATATATCGGTCGATAAGCCGATTTTGCTGCTGATGAATTACCCACAACCGAGAGATGAAAATGGACGTTATACAGAACCGAGAGTAGTTGAGTCAGAAGGTGGAGATAAAATAGAATTTTGCGTTAGTGAATACGAGTGTCGTGTTATCGGTAATAGGTTGAACCGGGCTATGAGAAATTATGAACATATGGATGAGAATTTTAACCAAGACTGTAGCTATTGGGCTGCAAGGTTTCTCTCGCAAGTAGCTGATAGAAATAGTTACGATGATGATTTCTATAATCAGGGAGATAAGCGACACACAGAGATAAACTACTCTGTGGTGGTTTCTCTAACTGATTATGAATGTTGGTCGTTAGGTAACAGACTCTTTGAAGTTGGTAAATGCTTTAGGGAGGATGGATATGATAGAGTTGCCGATGAAACACAATTCTTAGCCCGCCGATTCCACGCCGAACGAGATTCGTAAACTTTTTAAGCGTCGGGGCCTATTTATAACCTGATGGCCCGAAATCAGACTTTTGCCGAGAACGTTAGTTTTGAAACCACAGGGGTAGATGATGGAGGCGAAGATACACCGAGTGTCTTTCTTGAGAGTGCTGAACTTAATCAAACGCCTGATCCGGGACAGCGTGTGACTCTTCAGATTGCTCTCGGATGCGATCAAAGTATTGGTCGGGGTTGGTATGAAGCCACTATTGATGGAGAAGTTGTTTCTTCCTTTGAGGATATCGAAATTGAAACCGACCGGCCCGGCACACGTTCTTCGATTATTACCGCACCCGAAAAGGATGTTTTTGATGTAGAGATTGTTGGCGGATATACAGACTAACCTGTAACGCAACGTTTTTATTCAGGCATCCCTTCTGTTTAGCTGCGTCATGCAAGAAACTGATGTTCAACTTGGTCAGCGTGTAGTGGATACGATTAGTGGCTATGAAGGAGTTGTTACCACGATTGGAGATCATCTTACAGGATGTACCCGTGTTGGCTGTTCTCCTACGGAAGAAGACAAGTCTCCCAATGCTGAATCTTTCTTTTACGAGGAACAGCTTACACTTGAAGAACAGTTTGTTGATGATGTTGATGTTGAAGATGTGTCTGAATTTGAGACGGGACAGCCCGTTATCGACGTTGTGACGGGTTTCAAGGGTATCGTTTCTGTTGTTAACTATAAGCTCTACAACTGCCCACAGATCCTCGTTCAGTCTACTGAAGAGGCCGATGAATCAGAGTGGTTCGATGAACCCCGCCTTCGTGAATATACCGAGGGTGTTTCTTACTCTGATACGTTTAGCGAACTTGAAGAGGTTTCTGAGACAGGCTCTATTTCCGACGCTCCTTCTGAAAATCTCTCCCGGTAAGGTCTAACTTCTTTTTATGGACTATAGGAAATATTTAATTTATCACGGTCGGTGGCAACTTTCGACTATCGTAATGGTCGCTCCTATTACTGCATTTTCGTGGTACTTTGAACCATACGTGGCTTTGGCTCTTGCCCAAGTAATAGGAGCTTGTATTTTCTGGTACGTTGACCGGTGGATATTCCAAGAGTAAGACTTTTATTTCTTGGTGTATTATTTCAGGTTGCATGGCACAAAAGTTCCACAAAGACGTTAGCGAAGAAGAGAATATTTTTGTTAGAGAAGGTAGCGATATCAGAGAAGTTGATGTTGGCAATATTGATGTGTATAGTGTTCCTGTTGATGAAATTTACGTTGAGGAACCGGAAGAAATCGAGATGGGTGAATAAAAAGAATGGGTGAGTGGAAGTATCTTCTCCCAAGAATAAGCACGGTAGTTGATACAAGACACGAAGCTGTTGGAAAGAGGGTTATATGGAAACGTGACAATAGAGGATACTTTGGTATTGTTCCCTTGAAAAAAGGCACCAGTACATATAATCTCTATTACCCACTAATAAAAAGGACAGGGTTAGTACGAGAATTCCAATAAAAACGAAAGTCTTTTTAAGACGCTCCGTTAAGTTGGAATTGCATGAGTAGAAAGCAGGAGTTACTGAATGAGAGAATCGTTTCTGATCCAAAGTTAACAGCAAAGGAAAAAGAAACATCTCTTTGTTTCCCTAACGATTTAGAGTGTGGTACTATTTATACGGAAGTACCTACAATAATTAAGTGGGTTCTTTCAATCGAAGAAAGCAACATTAGAGATGTAAAGAAGACAGAAGACGGTGAGATTTGTGGCTTGGATGCGCAAATTCCAAAGTCTATCATCAAGCTACAAGGAGACAGTCGTAACAGTTGTGATCACTCAAGAATGATTACTTACGGCCCAAATAAATAGTAATGCCCCAAGAAGGTGAGGTTTATTGGGATAATACACTCAACGAAGAAGTTACTGTTTTAGAGTCGAGTGAAGATAAATTAGTAATCGAACATGAGTCGATAGAAGCATCAGATTACCGGAAGTGGCAATGGGAAATTAACGAGTCTTGTGGACGCTTTGAGAAGCTTCGTGAAGTAGATGATGTGGATTCACCGGAGCAAGAAGAAACCGATGAGAAGCCGTCTCTTTTCGATTTCTAAGTACGAAAGATTTTTATTCGTTTCCCGGCAATGGTGAAACGCAATGCACAAGAAATACGTAGTAGTCTTTGATTGTTGTGGGAACGAGGTTTCGTTAGGTTGGAATAATAAGGTTGGAAAACACGGTGATTACTGTTTAGCTTGTGACACGGAGAGTCCGAAAACTACTGTAGAGACGAGGTACTGAAATGAAGTCTGTATATTGCAGCGGATGTGAGAGAAAATTTGAAATTCAGGGGGACTTTATTAATCAGACAGTCCATTGCCCGTACTGTACTATGCTGATTCGCTGGTAGCGTAAGGTTTTTATTTGATACTCCCTTTGTCTAAATTGCCATGTCAGAAAAAGCTCGCAAGGTTGAGAACCCACTTGGAACCTCAACTACAGGCATGGTGCGTGTTCCGGGAGACAATGATCCCTCCCTGAAGGGGTATGAGACTCCCGGCAATGCGTTTGAGAGCCGGAGTAGCCAATTGGAGACGGCGATTGTTTTAATTTCCTGACCTAAGATATTTACGTTCAGAAGACGTACTGTATTTTATGCCGCGAGAAAAGCAAAACGTTCCTAAAAAGGAAATATCTAAAAGGTATAAAGATGGGTACATAGACTATTGGCTGTTGCTGAGTACGGTTATGAAGAAGTGTGTGATAATGTTGTTCATCATAAAAACGGTATTAAATGGGATAACCGACCAAGTAATATAGAAGTAATGGATCGTTCTGAACACAGCAAACTCCATGCTGAAAAAGACAAACAAAAGAGTTAAGTAAAATAAGTCACAATGTATATTTGTCGGCGTGGCTGAGTTTGGAAAAAGCGAGGGGTTTAAGCCCCCTTCCCGGTAGCGGGTACGTGCGTTCAAATCGCACCGCCGACATTAAATGAGCGACACTAACTATAAAACTAAACAAAGTCAAAAAGACCCAAGAAAGCAAGAACAGATGTGGGAAGCAAGGCAACATCCAAAGGACTTGATTCTACCGGACGTTCATCCAACCAGATTTCCCGGAACTTGGGTCGCCATATTCGATGAAACATTACCGAAAGATCAAGTTAATGCTCTCAGGTTAGAGGGGTATTCACTCTACAAACATATAGTCGCTTGCCCGAATAGGAAGATTCAGGTAACTATACGGGAAGATACCGGGACGCTAGATGAGGAACACATTGAACAGAGATATGAACAATACGAACATACATACAAATAATGCCCGGTGATGTAGACGGAGAAGTGTATCAGGAGATTTCTCAAAAGATAAGCAAGGCATATGGTAATGGAAATGATGTAAAACGAGTGTTTTTATCTCCGCAATATTACGATAAGTTACACTATGAGGTAGGACGCCATTCAAGAGTAAAAGCTAAGTCTGAAACGAAATTTCAAGTTATGGGAGTGAACGTTTATAGAGAATATTTATTTCAAGACAAAGACATAGATATACAATTACATAAATCACCAACAACTTGTTCTTGCGGGCAAGAAAAATTCTATAACAAGAAAGAAGATACTTACTACTGTCCGGCTTGTGAGTAGCAAGGTTTATTTGTAACGGGCTTGTAAGCGTACCTGTATGGAAGATAACGTTAGAGAAAAGATCAGAGATGCAGTCTTGACTGAACAAGAAAAAGAGATTCTTCGGGAAGAAAAGACTGATTTATACGATTACCAGCAAGAAGTTATGGATTGTTCTTCAGACAGAATCGCTTTTGTTGGGGGAAGACAGGTTGGGAAAACTAAGTTAGCTATTGAATGGGCTAAAGAAAACGATGCAGACATTGTTGCTCCTAATCACCGAATGGCAAAGGAAATAGAATCTAAGTGTGGGGTTAGAGTATTCTCAGAAGAAGCTAATATTGGGAGAGTTTTCAGAGCGGGTAACAACATCGTTTTTGATGAGGCTGCTACAATGGATTTGTCTATGAGAAAAATAGATAATCATTATGGTAAGATATTAATGGTTGGTACTGATGTTTATCTTGACTATAACAACTTTATTGAATTCTGTAAAAATAAAGACACTAAGGTTTTTAGTGCTGATATGTACGATTGTCCTCAAATTGATGGACAATACATAGATCAGTTTATGGAGAAGGCAGGTACGGCATCGGTTTGTCAAGAGATTGAAGGAAAGTTTGTCGTTGATCCGAAGGAGATGTAAAGATGTTTGAAACAGAAGTATATCTTTGTAGCGATTGTTCCTATCGTGCAAAGGGGCCAGAAAAGCTCTCACCAAAAGAAGATAAATACTATTGTGAATGGTGTGGGGGTGAAATTAATGGGTCTATCAATGTTGTAGAAGAGCAAGAAAATCCCGGTGAACTACAATGGGAAAAAGATAGAGATGTTTTAAGAAAATTCTTAGAGGAGAGTAAAACATTTATGCATATAAGTGAATATAATCAAACGGTTGATTTTACTGTTGGTAGTAGAGATTTGTGGCCGAGCAATAAGGATGAACATCTAAAAACAATTACTGGATCAAGTATAGAATTTGACCCATACCCATTTGAAGATACTACAGTTGAGTCTGTAAGAATACATTTACCACCAACTAAGGAGGGATTGAAATCTGAAATCAATAGTGCAATTATTGATTGTGAAGCCATTTCAACGTATTATGGAACGGGTGCTTTGGGTGGCATACCAGCACCGGAAGGGGTTATAATGCCTCACATTACTTCAGAAGAAATATCTTTTGATATTGTTTTGGAACAGTTAAAGAAAATCGAAATTCTATACAATTACACTTATCAGGGTGGAGACGAAATACTTAAGAAGAAGCCATGTCAGAAAAACTAAAAGCTCAAAAGAGGCAAGGCAACAATGATACGCTACACCTCTATAGAGAGAATAACAAAGCATACTGTGATAGGAGACGGGAAGCTGATGAGGATAGACAGTTTATTGACTTGGAAGATACAGAATTAGATGAAGCTTACATCATTCGGGATCAGACAGTAGTAGGTAAAGTCTGTACTAATTGTCGAAAAGCGTATCGGGGCGTGTGTCATGCCAATGAATGAAGCATACATCGGCGGTGTTGTGGCTACGATTATTTTCTATCTTCTTACCCGTAACCCTTATGAGTAACAACCTACTCTTTGTTACTGTATGCGCTCGCTTAAGATTCCGAATTGGACACTTTCAGCGTGCAGTCCAACAAGTACAGGACACAAGTATTACGTGAGAAACGAATCTACGGGCCTATTGACCTACTTTGATAGATGCAAAGTTTATGAAGGTGTAGTTGATGAGGTTAAGTTGTACCGAAAAGATGAGAGTATGGAAAGTGGTAAAAGTCGTGCTGGTAAGATCAGATATACTGATGAAAAACCGGACGTTTTGATTGACTGCCTGAAGTATATCGAACAGTATGATACACTCCCTCCGAGTAAGGAGGATTGGAGGAATGATTTAGATGATGAATAAGAAGACAATCGAAATAAGTATTACAAAGGTATATCTCGCCATTAGTTTTGTTGAAGCAATTTGGATACTTGCACTCTTTGCTTTAACTGTAATACAAAATACGAACGCTTTGATAGCCTTTGGTGTACTGTTGCTCTACACCAATCTAAAGAAGAATGAGATGATGATTATGAACGATGCTTGAGCTTGCGTTTGTAATCATTACTGCTTTGGTTTTATTTTACTGGATAGCTTCAGTAGTATTGGTCGTTGTTTCAGATATATTGGATACCCGTTAATATGAATGAGAAATCACAAAGAGAAATGAGTAAAGACGTTGAACAGAACGAAGAGTTGTATCAAATCCTTGCTGATGGTCATGAGGGAATTGATATTCAGGCGGCTAAGAAACGCTGTCAGAAGGCTATGAGGGACGTTAGTAAGATAGAGGATGCAGAAGTTAGGTGCTTGTTTGAAATCCATCTACAGCACATCTATGCTGATCTGTATGGTGATAAGGAGGAATTGTACAAGCTATGTTGAGTGAAAGTGAAGAAGAGCCTAATGTCGATGTTGAAGAATTACCCGATGAAGGTGGTGTTGAGGTAGTGATATCATGCTGATATTCTTTATTGGAGTTTTCATAATGCTGTTTGCCATATTCATGCTCTTTTCTTCACCTACGCTACACTACCCCGATTGGAAGGTGATGTTTTGGGCATTGCTTGTTTCGATTGGTTTTATTGTGGCTATGAACGGCTTTTCTATGCTTTGATTTGGTAGAAAGACTTTTCAACCAGTAACGGGTAGGCTTACGTGTATGCCGGAAACAGCCGAAGAAAAGAAACAGACTACAGCGGTGTATGTATCGCATGATGGTGGTATTGTTGTAGAGGAAGATGCAGATGATTGGAGATACAAGTCTGTTGGGGGCGGTGACACCATTATCTCGCTCATTAATGGAGTAAAACCGATACAAACACACATTCCACTTGATGCACTGATCCGGAAATATTAGAGGTTGATTTACTACCAATTGAGGAAGGGGAAGAGTTTGATAGGGTTTCTGAATTGACGTAGCTAGAGTAAATTTGGTTTATTCTTCTTTGATATGATTAGTAAGATATTTTGAGGGGCAAAAGCTGTACTATAATTTTAATTTGTGTATTTACCAGAAAATTTTTAACTGACCACCGTATATATCACGTATGGTGGAAGAAGCAGTTGAAGATATAATACGAGTTTCTAAAAAATATTGTAATGGTGATAGCCCAACGTGGAGAGAAATGGAGAAATATGGTAATCACGATCCAGAGACATATACAAGACGTAATGATTGTTCTTGGAATGACCTTCTTGAAGAGGCTAATCTTGATACAAATCTAACCAAATCGTGCGAGAGTTATAGTAAAGAGGAGTTATATAAAGATATTAATTCTTTTATTGCAGAATGGGATAAAGAAAAGATACCAAGACAAAAAGATTTCTTTGAGTGGGCAGAGAAAAAGTATACATATGCTTCGTCGGGCGACTTTGATTGGTTATTATTTATATCAGAAAATTATAGCATGGATCTTGCTTTGCTATATAAAGAAAACCCATCAAAGGAGATTTTATTGAAGGAATTAGAAAGGGTTAATAAGAAAACAGAGGGTGATTTTATTACTACAGACAAGATAGATAAATTTTCTCATATATCTTATAGCAAATTTTTACAACTTGCTAAATCTGATAAATCTGCAATAACAAAAGATGATATCCCGACATATGAAACCCGTACAAGAGATGAAGTTTGTAAAATAGTAAGAGAATATACTAATAAAGTATCTGAAACACCTTCTTTACAGGAAATTAAAGATTGTACAAATTTGAGACATAATGATATTTATGATAATTTTGATTCTTATACTGATGTATTAATTGAATCCGGGTGTTATAACGTTGCGCCGGGGAGGAGAATCAAAATAGAGAGATTAAAGAAAGATATCCATTCATATTACCGACAAAAGGAAGGTGGGCTTCCAACAACGAAGGAAGTTGCTAAATTTTGTGTTCATGATGTATATACATTTTTAAGGCGCTTTGGTCCGACTTGGCAAGATGTATTAGAAAATGTTGGGTTTTCAGACGAAGATATAATTGAATATAATCAAACAGAAGGTGATTTAGATTATGGGGATAATTGGAGAAGTGTAAAAGCAAATATAAGACAAAGGGACGGGTATGTTTGTAGAGTTTGTGGTCACAGGAACATTGATCACAATTTGGATGTTCACCACATAAAACCAATCCGCTGCTTTGACTCCAATACAGACTATCTTAGCTTTAGAATGTCCAATTCTTAGTTGCTACTATATGTCCTTAATGTCTTAGTATGTGGTTATATTGTATTAGGTAGTAGCGTCTTATCCATATGTCATAATATCGTTTTAATATTGATAGCTGTCATTATATCTGTTTTACTTTAGCTCTTAGTGATTATATGTATATTATCCCCCCTATTATTTTCTAACTGGTATAAGACGTATATGGGGTTATGGGTATGTGGTTATATGAAAACCGTAGTGGTTAATGAAATTAATATACCTAATACCGGATTAGGACTTGAAGGTTCCTTGTATGTGATTAAACTTGTTTTAGGATAATATGGAAAAGAGGATCTTACATATGTACAAGATAGTAACCAAGTTAACCAGAAAGTATATGTATGGGGGCTTGGTTTTACGAATATTTCTGTAAGTTTTACATTCGACTTGGGGGTTATTTGGACATACGTAAGAATAGACTGATATAAGGCCATAAAATGTAATGTAAAGATAGGCCGCATTTTCATGTAAACTGATTTAGATAACGGTTTTGCATGGGTTATTTTCAAGAATATATCGGCGGAAAATCGCAAAAGTTGTTTGATTGACTTACACTTGAAAATCCCCATAGGGCGGCGGGTTTTGCTATTTCATGTAATCCTTAATACATGGCATACCGTTCATACCGATATTTGGTACGCAAAGGGTGGGGGTTAAGGCCGAAAATCCACCTTTCAAAATCACCATACGGCGGTATTGTTAATGGTTCTTAATGGATACAGTATGTCAATTTCTAATAATCAGATAACTTATTCATAAGACTAAGAACTATCTTCATATGTTTAGACATTCCATGATATAAATTCTATTTGTAGTTAGCTAAACTGTAGTTGTATTAGCTACAGATATCATACCCCATTTAAAATTTATATGGGGGCGGATAAGTCAATTACCTCCGGAATATAGTTACCCCCATATAAAGAATAAGACCCATACAGTAATTAGATCCTTAGCGCCTTTCTAAGCGGTTTGTTTCTTCTATGTGACTCATACCATTCAATCAGCTTTGAGCTAGCTTAGAAAGGCTATGAGCTACCTTAGAATTGATTCTAAGCCTTTCTCTCTCATACGTGCATGGATACGAACCTTTGCGGACGATTTATTTCAAGCTATTTGTCGGAAAATAACCCCTATTTCTATTAAAATGCTATCTGATTCTAATAGACATTAGCAAAATCGCCCCTATATAGAAGGTGAGTTAATAAAAAATACATCGAAAATCGGCCTATTTTGGCATACCTAAGAGTAAATGATTGATCAAAGAATAATGAAATAGGTTTAGAAGATAGTAGGATATAGCTAATTCTTAGACATACACTACAGTTTTCCTAACACGCATGGACATATGTAATTCCATGTAAGATAAATTATGCAAATCGCCATACGGCGGT